TATTTAATACCGAAAAGGATCCGCGCCTGCACTGGTGCGGGCTTGATCGTTTTGATAGGTAATACACGCGGCACACTGGCCAGGAACATCCTGGACCCGATGAGGGCCATCTTCGGCGAGACAATGGTCGGAGAGATCAGGAGCGATAACACGGCCGACATGTTTGGCCAGAAGGTCTACTGCCTGGGAGCCGACAAGGTCAACCAGGTGGCAAGGATCCAGGGTGCCACGATCGAATACGCATACGGCGACGAGATCACAACATGGAGCCGCGAGGTCTTCGAGATGCTAAAGTCTCGACTAAGATGCTCGAACAGCTGCTTCGACGGAACCTGCAACCCGGCAGACCCGGAGCACTGGTTCAAGAAGTTCATCGACTCAGACGCGAGCATCTTCCTGCAGGAGTACACGATCTACGACAACCCCTTCCTTCCGAAGGGCTTCGTGGATGAGCTCTGCAAGGAGTACGCGGGCACGGTCTACTTCGACCGCTACATCCTGGGAAAATGGGCGAGGGCCGAGGGCTTGGTCTTCAGGTTCTTCGCAAACAACCAGGAGCCGTACCTCTTCGACGAGACGGAGATCTTCGACGAACATGGCAAGCTGGTCCGACAGTTCTCCAAGGTCGTCATGGGCGTGGACTTCGGAGGCAACGGATCGATGACGACCTTCGCTCTCTGGGGCTACTTCGGAAACTATCACGAGTTCCGAGTCCTGGAAGAAGATGGGCTTCCGCTCACGGACGACATCGACGCGCAGGACATCTGCAACGCTTGGCTGACGTTCTACCAGCGAGTGCTGAAGAAGTACGGGCGAGTCGACTGGATCTTCCCTGACTCGGCCAGCACCACGATGATCAACTCGCTCCGGAGTACATCCAGAGCGGCAGGACTTCCGACAAGGAACATCGCCGGCTGCAGGAAGAACGAAGTCAAAGACAGACCGAAGACACTGAGCCGCCTCTTCAATAGTGGCCGCTTAAAGATAAATCGAAAATGTGAGAACACCAGGAAGGCCTTCGCATCTCTCGTGTGGGATCCTAAGGAACCAGACAGACCGGAGGACCAGAACATCGGAAACATCAACGACTGGTATGATGCGAACTGCTACTGCTTCCTGGACTTCGTTGAATACATAGACCTGAACACATAAAGGAGGGAGACCTGCATGGACGAGAGACAGAAGGTCACGGCCGCAGTCGAGAAGCTCAAGCAGCTGGGCTTCAAATACAACACCAACGCGCAGAACATCATCGAGGTCTGCGATCAGTGGTACACAAACGAGGAGACAGACTTCCACACCAGGAAGAACCTGAACGGCCAGGAGATCAAACTGGACAAGCTCAACTTCGCGAAGCGCTGCTGCAGCGATGACGCGAACCTCTGCGAGATCATCGAGATCAACGCAGGCGAGAGCGAGAACAAGTTCGACGGCGTGCAGGAGATCCTGGACGAGAGCCGCTTCGATGTGATGTACCGCAAACAGCTGGAACGCCTGAGCGCTTCCGGAACGGTGGGCGCATACATCCGACTGGACAATGCGACGCTCCTGGACAATGGCAGCGTGACCGGTGGAGACATCCGGATCAACTACGTGAACGCCGCAGGCATCGCTCCGCTGACCGTGGAGAACGACGACGTCATCGAGTGCGCGTTCATGGGCTCCGATCTCGTGAAGGGCAAGAACGAGCAGACGCTCGTGATCTTTACGAGAGACGAGAAGGGCCTGTACTCTGCGGAGACCTTCGTCTTCGATGATCAGAACCGCATGATCGAGGACAGGCATCTGCTCATCCAGCTCGGCGACGTGAAACCCTTCGCGATCATGAGGACCGCCGAGGTCAACAACCTGGACGACATGGAAGGCTACGGCCTGCCGAAGATCTACAACGCCATCCCGGCGCTGAAGGTCATGGATCTCTGCTGGAACATCCTCTTCGGCGACCTCTCAAAAGGTGACAAGCTGCTCCTGATCAACGAGCTCCTGGCCACCGTAAAGAAGGGCGAAGACGGCACGCCTCAGATGACCGCAGAACAGAAGAAGCTGTTCATCCTCCTGGGTGAGAAGCTCCCGGATCAGAAGAGCCTGATCCAGGAATACAACCCGGAGATCAGAACCGGACAGATCAAGGAAGCCATGGAGCTCTCGCTCTCACTGCTCTCCATGATGTTCGGATATGGCACGAAGAAGTACACCTTCGAGAACACTCAGATCCAGACGGCGACCCAGTACATCGGAGAACGCCAGGACGAGATGCAGGAGCTCAACAAACAGCGCCAGGAGGCGACCCAGTACATCGAGGGCATCGTCGAGGCGATCATCTGGTTCTCCAACCAGTTCAACGGAACGACATGGAGCCTGGACGAGGAGATCTGCGTCGAGTTCGACGACTCCTACGTGGAGGACAAGGTCAGCAAGATGGAGCAGATGAGAGCCGACGCTCTCAGCTTCCCGGAGGTCAAAGAGTTCACGATCCAGTACGTGATGGCCCGCCTCAACTGCGAACGCGAAGAGGCGATCAGCTACATCGACGGAACGGATCCGGACGCAGACGACGAACCGGAGGATTAAAGCATGGCACTCACCGACGCACAAGTCGAGGCACTGGCTGACAAGTACCTCGTCGGACTATATCAGCAGCTTGAGAAGGACGTCCTGCAGGACATCGCGAGACGTGTCCGCAAGACTGACAGGCTGACAGAGACGGCCGAGATCATGGCCAAGAGCATGCACGAGCAGGGCTTCTCGACGGCTCAGATCTACGCGGAAGTGATGAAGACCCTCAGAGCCGACCCGGAGTACATCCGGCTGGTGGCTGAGAATACAAAGCAATACAAGCAGATGGTCACAGAGGAGATCCGGGCGACCGTCGCAGAGGCCAAAGTGGCAGGCAACAAGCTCATCGCAGAAGCCGGCACGATGGCATACAACAACGACCTCTCGATGTGGGAGCTCGCTGGTCAGGATCTCAGCAAACCGAACCAGCTGACGCAGATCGTGAACACCTTCCAGAAGGATCTGAGCGGCCAGCTCAAGAACCTCACCAGGACGACCGGCTTCAAGGGCACACAGCTCGGGACGACTGGCGTCATGCAGGCATACCAGCGATCACTCGACACGGCGCTCCTGGAAGTGGCGACCGGCACCTTCTCGTTCGATGAAGCGTGCAACAGAGTCGTGAAGGAGATGGCACAGTCGGGCCTTCGCTCGATAGACTACGCAAGCGGCCGAAGCTACCAGCTCGACACCGCTGCGAGGATGTGCGTGAGAACGTCGACCAACCAGATGGCTGGCAGGATCACCGAGGCGAACTGCAAGAGCTCCGGCGTGGATCTTGTGATCGTCTCACAGCACGAAGGCGCGAGACCGGAGCATGCCGACGTAGAGAACCAGGTGTTCTCGATGTCAGGACACTCCGACAAGTACCCGGCCTTCGAGGACCCGCTGCCATGCGATGGCGGTGAGGGTGCAGGCTACGGAGACCCCGCGGGGATCTGCGGCGTGAACTGCCGCCACACGTTCTACCCGTTCTGGGAAGGGGTCAGTGAGATCCCCGAGCCTCTTCCGGAGTACGAACCGGTGGAGGTGAACGGCAAGGAGTACGACTACTACAAAGCCACCCAGGAACAGCGGAGCATGGAACGCGAGATCAGAGCCCTGAAGCGTGAGAAGTACGTGGCGGATACCAAGGAAGCCGCGCAGGAGATACAGCGCAAGATAAGCGCCAAGACGACAGAATACCATAATTTCAGCGATGCAGTCGGCATACGGGCCAAAGATAACAGGCTACGAGTCGTAGCATAGCGCAGAGTGGAGCAGCCCGGTAGCTCGCCTGGTTCCTTTCCAGGAGGTCGCAGGTTCAAATCCTGCCTCTGCTATTTCCCACCGGAGAAAGTCCGGTTAATAAATCATTTTAGGAGGATCAAAAACAATGAAGAACATCGAAACCATCTTGAAGGAAGCAGGCCTCGAAGTCACAGCCGAACAGCTGGCGGCCATCGACAAAGAGGTCAAGGAGAACTACAAGACCGTCACAGACTACGAGAAGCAGAAGGACAAGCTCACTGCTGCCGAGGACAAGGTCAAGACACTCACAGAGAGCCTGGACAAGTTCAAGGACGTGGACGCCGAGAAGCTCAACACCGAGATCGCCGATCTGAAGAAGCAGATCGCCGACAAGGACAAGGACTACGCGGCGAAGTTGGCGGACCGTGACTTCGACGACATCGTCAGAGAGGCGATCACCGAGGCCAAGGGCAAGAACGCGAAGGCGATCAAGGCTCTCCTGGACGTGGAAACCCTCAAGGCATCCAAGAACCAGAAGGCCGACGTCGAGAAGGCGATCAAGGCCCTCACAGAAGCGGAAGATAGCAAGATGCTCTTCGGCGAAGATCAACCGGCTCCGGTCGGCAAGATCGGAACCATCGGCAAGGTAACAGGAGGAGCCAGTGGCGACGACTTCCTGGCATCGATCAGGGCGGCCGCAGGTCTCTCCAACACATCAAAAACAGATAAGGAGAACTAAACAATGGCTAATAGCATCGCATTATTCAAACAGTACATCGCAGGCGTTCTCGATGAAGTATATAAGAACGCATCACTCACAGCAGTCCTCGACGGCGCGAACGATCTCGTGCAGCAGGGCGCAAACGCAAACGAGTTCCTCATCCCTAAGATGAGCATGGACGGCCTCGGAGACTACTCTAAGAGCGCCGGCTATGTAAACGGCGACGTAACTCTTGAGATGGAGACAGTGAAGTGCAACTTCGACAGAGGCCGCATGTTCACAGTCGACAGCATGGACAACATCGAGACCGCAGGCGTGGCCTTCGGACGTCTCGCTGGCGAGTTCATCCGCACAAAGGTAGTACCTGAGCTCGATGCTTTCCGTTTTGCTTCTTATGCTGGACTTTCTGGCATCAGCACAACTACTGCAGCAGCTCTCTCAACTGGTGCAGATGTCATCGCAGCCATCGCAGCAGCAGCTGACGGCATGGACAACGACGAGGTTCCTGCTTCTGAGCGTTACCTCTTCATCACTCCTACACTCTTAGGCCTTGTCAGAGACCTCGACACTACTAAGAGCAAGGAAGTGCTCGCACAGTTCGCTGGTGTAGTTAAGGTTCCTCAGAGCCGCTTCTACACAGCCATCGATCAGCTCGACGGCACAACCTCCGGAGAAGAGGCTGGCGGCTATGCTAAGGCATCCGGCGGTAAGGACATCAACTTCATGATCGTCCACAAGCCTGCTGTCATCCAGTTCGAGAAGCACGTCGTTCCTAAGATCGTGACACCTGAGCAGAACCAGAGCGCAGACGCTTGGAAGTTCGGCTACAGAAACGTGTCCATCGCGGACGGCTACGAGAACAAGGTGAAGGGCATCTACCTCCACAAGAAGAACTCATAAGGAGGGCATGACGTATGCAGATGAAATTCTCAGGGGGCTGGACCCTCGACGATCTCAACGATCACGTAACTATAGCAAAGGACACAGAGCTCGCTGATGCTCACAAGCGCCCCTTCTTAGGCGTGACTGCATCTGCAGCATCTAAGACCTTGACCCTCGGCCTCGACGACGGCGACATGATGATCCTCGTCAACGAGGGAGGCAGCAACGCGTTCACAGTCAAGAACGTGGAAGGAGACACCGGCACAAGCCTCGCAGCTGGGGCCGCTGCTCTCGTTATCGCTTCCAAGACTGCCGACGCGACAGTAGTGAAGGTCATCTTCACACCTGGAACATAAGGAGGTAGCCTATGAGAACAGTAGGATGGGTTGATCCTGCTGCCGAGGTTAAAGCCAACGATCTGGAGCAGGCCGAAGAGCCTGCTCCAGTTTTAG